CTGGTTATCAACAAGCACCTTTTCTGTAGCCCGTGGTCTTCTTCACGGGGTCTGTCACCGGCTCCCTGACAATAATCTTACACCTGTCCCGCCAAAGCCGTTCCAGTGCCGCTCTCTGCCCCGCTACCATTTGAACCTCCGGTAACTGTACAGTTGGGTGTGCCCGTACTCGGTCAGGTATTTTACCAGCCTGTCAATGCGCTGATCGGGCGTTTCCACGCCATTGCCATAAGCAAATGACACTGTTGTGTCGCCTTCCTTTATTTGCGACACTGCGGCTGAATCAAGGTCAAACCCTTCAAGCTGTCCTGAGCTTTTCAGCAAGCGGATATATTCACCGGCAGCCCTGCGCAGAACTACATGCCGCAACTCGTCAGGCACTGCGTTTTGGTTCGTCCTGTTAATTATGGTCTGCTCAGCACTCTTGATTACAACTGTCAGCAAAACGTCGCCAATCGCCGCATCAACACCCAACGCAGCAAGGAATTCAATAAGCCTTTCCTGCACGGTCACACCTCCTTCTTACTCAGAATCTTTTTTCTTTTTCGGCTTTTCTTCCAAACCCTCGACCTCATAGCCAAGAGCTTTTAATTTTTGGGCCGTTTTGATATCCTCGGTCTGATACAGCCCGTCCCTAAAACGTGCGAGAGGGCGGTTGTTGTCGGTGTCCCAAACAATGCCGCCCTTTTTACCTGTTACCTTATACATCAGCTATCAGCCAGTCCGGTAATTGCGCCGTGAAGGAATGCGGGGCCGTGAGCGAGACCAAGCTGACCGTAAATCTGAACGCGGTCTGACGCGCCTATCTTCGCAAGCTCCTCGAGGAACAGCACACCCTTACCGGGGACTGCCTGAAATACCGGTGCCATGTGTGCTACATCGGCGATGAGAACAGCGTCCTTCGGCATAAAGCGATTCCAGACTATGCCAAGCTGGAAGAAGTCTGTCTCAATGCTGGTGATGTTCATACCGCCAACCTCACGCAGTGCGGGCTGGTTATATCCGACCTGATTTTCATACAGAGTTGTGATAGCCTGTTTCTGATGGGAATTACAGAACATAACCATATTGCCGAAATATGCGCCGTTGTCAGCCATCATCTTGTAAAGCTCTTTGAGCATATCAATGGTGATAGCTCCGCCCGTTGCGTCAATGGTAGAATCTGTCGCCGTAAGTTCCAACATTCCACGAGTTCTATTTGCGACATTGACCGCAGTGGCTTTTCTGAATTGACCGCCAATAAAGGAATGCTCAACATCACGGGCAATCTTTACAAGACGCTGCTGTATCTGCCACGGCATTTCTGCGGGCGGATTTGCGGTCTGTCCGGCAGTGTTAAGTCCAGAGAGTTTTCCGCTGTTACTCTGACCGAGGTATGTAAGGTCAATAACTTCCTGATGTATCTGCACCACGTTTGTTTCCTGTGTACGCGCAATAGCCGTTGCTGGCGGTGCCGTTGCGGATGCCTGTTCTGAGATGTCAGGCTGTTCCGGCGCGGGGTAGTCAAACAACACCGCTGTGGGGAATTCATCATTTGTTGTCATCCTGCCGCCCGTAAGTCCGCCAACCATTGCGAGAAGCGGTGTCTGTGTGGGGTCAGCTGTAAAAAGCTCCCCTGCGTAGTTTGGTAGATTCCATGTAGTTCCTAGTCCAGTTACCTGTGGCATTATTATTCTTCCTTTCGATTATCAAATTTAGATCAAAATTACGCCCTCTGCGGCGGCTTCGTTTTTAACAGTGATTGCCGCCACGTTATCTTTGTTTTTCCGTGCTTCTGCAAGGCGCTGCGCATAACCGTCCGTCTTTGCATCGGGTTTTATCGCCAATGGGTTAGCTGGTGCTGCGCCTGCGAATTTTGGTTGTGTGCCCTCAGCAAAAATACCTGCTTTTGGCGTGCCGTCCTCGCCCTTAGTAAGCGCGTCGAAGATGTCCTGACGGCTCTTGCCTTTATTGTCTTTGTCGTCAAGGGCTTTCTCAATTTCGCCAACATAGAAATCACGTGTAATATCGTTGATAAACGCATGACCGGACAATAGCTTTTCCGTTTCGGTGCGGCTGTCACGTTTGGCGAGTTCGGCGGCATGTTTTTCCTCGACATCCTTCAAAGCCGTCTGAGCCTTTTCAAGCTCCACCTTGATGTTAGCGGGGTCAATCCCTTCAAACGCCTTGAGCGCGTCCGTTGCCGTCGTAAGCTGTCCCTGCAATGCGCCCCTCGCATCCTCGGCAGCTTTGGTTTTGTCTTGCTCACGCTTGATGTCTTTCCCATGTTCAGCCATCACGAATGTTACCTGCTCTTCGGTAAGACCTTTTGCGGTTAAATCTTCTGTTTTCATAAAACTCCTTATACTCGGCGTTAGGTTGTTTTAGGCGTGTAACCATCCGCCACCGATTGACTATTTTAGGACTAATCATCTGTCCAATTTTGGGCGTGAAAAAACCGCCACACCCTTCAGTGATGACGGTTAGTTCAGCAGTATTGCTATTATTTTGTCCAGTGCTTTTGTAGAGTCGGCGCTTATTTCCGCGCCGTAATCGAAATCCAGTTTTATCCTTGCCCTCGTCCCACCAATATCCCACACGGAAATATCTTCACTGGGTCCCGGTATATCCTCAATGTGCGTGGTATCTGATTCCAGCAGTATTCTGTTGGCTTCAGCAAATATGAGTGCTTCATCTATGCGCTGAGGGTTGCGGAAATATGCTTTTGTGTTCTCGCGGTTTTTCACAATATCCAGTTTCAATGCCATCACTCCTTATCAAGCCCATATTTCTTATCAACCGTTCGCCGGGTGGTCTGTGCGCTTCTGATGATATCCCTGTAGGCATCTTCTCCGGTCAGACCATATTTCAGTTCTTTGTGCTCCAATATGTCTGCAAAGCTCTGATTTGGTGCAGTGCGTTCAAGTATTTCTACGGTTTCCACATCTGCCATCATGTATCGTGCTTGGGTGCGGTAGGTGTTTCGCAGCTCGTGCGCTTGCATTGCCTGGTCTCCAAGTGGTTTTGTGGTGTCAATCATTTCTGGAATGGCACTGTCATGAGCTTTATACCATGATCTAACCTCAAAATTACCCAGTAATTCATCAAGGTCATTTGAATAGTCAAGACTGTTTATTTTGCTCTGTTTGCCGGACTTGAACAGTTCCCACTCCTCAGGTCTATTATACTTCAAATCGTGGAAATCCTCAAGTTTTTTAGGGAATTCCTGACCGTATATCGCCTTGTATTTTTCAAACTGAACTTCGCTTTGCTTGCCTGCTCGTGCACCCTTATAGGCAGCATACTCTCTGGGGTCAGATTCGACATATTTTTCAAACCATTCCTTGTATGTCATATCTCCGGGTACATAGTAGGTCTGACCGTCAGCGCCGCGAGCAATCCTCTCGCCGTAATCGTCCTCGACTTCCGGGGCTGTGTCAGTTCGGCAGTTTGGATGAAATGGATTTGCAGTCACTCCCGGTTCAAACTCCCCAATCGGAAACACTTTTCCGTCCATCTCCTGACAAATATCACTTGTCAGATTGTCCAGCGTTGCCAGTATGCGGTAATACTCAATATCCAGTTCTTTGTATGTGTCTTTTGCAGCGACTGCGCTGAAATACGCTTGCTCAGTCATGACCAGCCGCCCTGCGTTGTTGCGGGATGTATTGAGCTTGGCAGCTATCGAGTCAATTACTTTCTGCGGCGAAGTACCCAACATCAAGGACTGCGTTATCTCTGATTGAAGGTTGTTGATAAGTTTTGTTTTGTCCCGCCAAATGCGTTCACTGAAATTCAGACCGTCAGCAGCCCACGGCTTTGATATGATGGTGTCCAAACGCCGAGGCTCTATGCTGTGCAGACTCCATCCAATTCCGACACCGCGCTGAATCTCGAACGCCCTGTGGTAGTAGCTCTGTGAGTATATTTCTCGCATAAAACCGTCAACATCATCAATCCTGCCGCCATACAGAGCTTCAACCTCTTGTTGTATCTGTAGGCGCAATGACTCCAAGCGGGATATGTGGACACGAGCAGAGGCGTTCTCCAGCTGTTTCATCCATTCGCCGGTGAGTGCATTCTCTTCGCCTTTCGCTACGTACTCCTGCACTGTCCAGCGGAATTCTTTCAGTTCTTTTTTATTCAGCCACCTTCGGGCATCCGCAATGCTAATTTCGTTATTGTCGGCAAAGCGTGTATACCACTTTGAGATATCAGCCTCGATGTTTCGTAGTGATCGCTTATACTCGCGGTCAAGCGTCTGTAGATAATCAAGCCCTTTTTCATGCAAAGCATTTTCTAGCTGTAGAAACCGTTCCGGCCAGTATTTATCACTCCTCACCGGCTCCACCGCCTATCGGTGTGGGTTCACGCGCAAACGCTCCCGCATACATAGCCTCTTCTGCTTTCGCGCGTTCTTCCTGTATGCGTTGCAGTTCGTCCTCGACGTTGGTGACGTAAGGGTGCTGACCGACCAGTGTTTCTTCGGAAAGCAAGCCCATAGAGTTCCTAATATCGGTGATGACTTCTGATTCGCTGACAATGCCATCGCGGTTAAAGATAATGGCAATTTCCTCGTTGGTATAATCGCCGTTGCCTTTGTTTATCAAATCCTGATTGATAAACCAGATAATATCCTCAAACGCCGCTTGATATTCAGTTTCCATTCCATTTGCGTCCAAGTCAAGGTCATTAAATATCGACTTGATATTCATCTGATTGGGAGCGCCACGGCTTCGCAAGTCCGTTGCATCATATCCACGGGCGTTTTCTATCAGGGCACGTTTGAACGTTTCCAGAATCACCTTATAGTTGTCTGAGTTGACTTCAACCATTAGCGTCTCAACGCCGCCGTCATCCCGTACCTTTACAGCACCATACATCTGTAAATTGTGCCGGAACTCGCCGAGGTCTGCGTCGTCATAGTTCTTTATGATCAGTATTGTATTCCGTGCATCTTCCTGCATATTGTTCTGGAAGTCAGACAGAATCGTGTTAATTCCGTCTTGCAGGCTCTTTGTTCGCTGTATCAATGGTATTTCTTTTTTGTTATACCGGAATGGAATCAGGGGTATCTTTTCCCAGTTGTAGTATGCAGCTGTTCCGTTCGTCTCCGTCACGGTGAGATATGGCTCATGTTCTCCCATCTGAACATCAGGCACAAGATTGAATCCGTCAAGGACATACCGGTATATGCCATCAGGCTTAAATATCTCCACACGCTCAACCGTACTCTTGGTTCTGCCTGTCCAGTCCTCCATCTCATACAAGCGCACAGCACACTCTAATATGGTGCGGTCATCGTCTTGCCAAAAGGGCAGTATCGCATGCGCCGGAAAACGCCGGAAGCTAAGCTTGCCTTTGTCATCGTAGCAAATGAACGTCCAGCTAATTCCACCATTCAGACAGTCCTCCGCCAGATATTTCAGCACACGCAGAAATTTCTTGTTGAAAGCACCCCTGACCAAATCGCCGTAGTCTTTGTTCTCTGCATCTACCGTCAAGGGCTTACCTACCAGATAATTAACCTTCTGGTCAACCATCTTGGCATACTGGTTATCTATGATTTTGTTGTTTGGCAGGTTTGCAACAGGCTTCAATTCGCCGCTCTCGCTGATAACCATTCGCTGTCGCTTTAATATATCGTGCTCACCGGCATAATATTTATCTCCGAGTATTTGCAGCTTTCTTTCTTCGCTGGTTTTCCACTCAGTAATTGCAAGGGCGAAAAACTCTAACTCCGTCATCTGCCCTTGCTCTATTATCCGGTTAAGTCGCAATGTCTCTGTCACGTGCTGTCCTCCTTACCTGAAGCTGTATGTCGGGCCAACCAAGATATCTTCCAATGCATAGCGCATTGCGTCCATCAAATGGTTAAAATCGTCTATCGGTCTATTTATCTTGTCGCCAAACTTATCGACATCCCACGTATAGTTGCTTATTTCTGTGAGAAAGTTTACACAGCTCGGATGGATTATTATTTTGTAATCCTGAATATACTGGATTCCGTTATTGATGCTGTCCTTGCCTTTTCGCGCAGGGCGAACATGCGGCAATCCCGCTTCTCTGAGTTCATCAATACTTTTCGGCTCGGCGCTGTCTGCCCTGATACGCTCTTTGGCATGTCCCATAGCAGCAATGCGGTCATATATCATGCGGTTGGTCAGAGCTTTTTCGTATAGCTCATCAAAAACCCAAATAGTTTTCTCAGCTTTACTAACCAGTCCGCAGAACAAGGCAGACGGATCATGCGTGTAACCGAAGTCAAGACCGAATGCAGATTTCACATCCGGCTTTGATGCTATTTTCTGAACATCAAACAACTTTTCTTCCCAGTTCTCATATACCAAGCCGTCAACAATGCCCCAATCTCCAAGCCCCGCTACTCTATATCGACGGGGATTGTTGGTTTTCATGGTTTCAAACACCTTTTTGTCGGCATCGTCCAACCACTCGTTGCACAAGTAATTGGTTGTCATTGCCAATATATCAGGGTTTGCCGGAGCATCAAAAAAACGCCGCTTTATCCAGTGTTTTTCATTCCACGGGTTTAAAGTCAGCGTTATTTGTTTATATAAGCCCGTCTCTGGCGGGATAGCTCCACGGATTGACTCATCCAGCATGTCAAAATCCGATTCGTTCAGAATTTCGTAAGATTCCTCAATCCACATCCAGCAGAGATATCCGATTTCCACCGTGATCGACGTTACTTTCAGTGGGTCGTCTAGCCCTCTGAAATATATCTTCTGTCCGGTTGGCGCGTAAGTCATTTCCAACGGGGACTCTTTTATATCCCAAAATTCCTGAACGCCTAATCTGTTGATTGCCCACTTCAATTCCGTGAAGCAAGAATCCTTCAAGGTGCGAAACACTTTACGGACAATAAGCATATTAGCTTCAGGATATTGCATCATGTTGACAATTACATTTAGTGCCATCGTCTTTGATTTCTTTGAAGCGCGGCTGCCTTTCACAACGCGGTAGCGCCCTTTGAACCGCCAAAACCCTGTGTATCCGCCCCCCACGACATCCGTGAGGCTAATCCTGTGTTCACTACTCATTTTCGTCACCCTCTGAGTCAATAGTGAATCCGATAACGTCCACCGAGTTGTCGCAGAGATCGTCTACAATGACAGTGGGTATCTGTCCTTCAATTTTCAGCTTGTCCGTAAACAGGTTATATTTTTTGCCCAGCAATTCAGCCGCTTTCAACTTTTCTTTCTCGTCAGGTGCTTTGTCAATCCGCCTTGCGCTTGAACACCCCATCCCCGACCCTTCTACAATGATTGTTTCGGATATTGATTCACCTCGCAGAACGGAAGTCAGGTATATAAGCACCTCATCTTGTGAGGCAATAAGCTCCTTGTCTTTTGCCGCCATCAACTCGGCTATATATTTTTGAACATTAACATTTATTAACAACCTTGCTCCCTGCGCAGCTGCTGTTCTCTCACTGTATCCCGCCCGAATGGCAGCTTGCGTATTATTCGAGTCAATCACCCACTCTTTTGCAAATCTTTTCTGCTTTGGCGTCAACTTAGCCATTCAGGCTCACCTCCACTCATAAATAAGGGACAGCGCCATGCAAGGAGTCCGCATGAGCTTTCTAACGGCTGTCCTTTTATCCCAGCGGTAAATATCAATAAAAAAAGCCCCGCAACGGGGAATCCGTCACGAGGCTGATGTATAAACTTCCATCTCAATCTAAATGGTAATACATTTTCAACCACCTTGTCAAGCGATTCTTCCGCGTTTTTTCCACGGCTATAAATTTTTTTGTTTTTTAGTAGATAAGCATAGTTAGCCGGTCTAACGCTGCGTTACTCAGAGCGTAAGCCTTGCTCTTCTCTATGCCGTACTTTGTCATTATTCTTTTAATCCCGTTACCCTCGTCTTTGTTGATAAACCTCAAGGTCAATAGGTCGCGCTCTTTTTCTGTCAGTTGTGCTAGGCATGGCTCAATCTCGTGGCTATACTCCACAGCCTTTTTATATCCGCGAGTAATTAGAGCTTGTCGGTCAAGCTCAGTACAAAGGTCATCTTCCCACTTACTGCCTCCACCATGTACCGGCACTGATGTCATCGGGCGTGGCGATACAAGCCTGTCTGCGATTTCCTTTACCCTCTTGGGGTCGTTCTCGATTTTCCACTGTTTGTCGTGATAATCTCTGAGAACTTTAATGGTTGCGTCCGTATAGTTGATATAATTAAGAAGTTCTGCCATAAGCCCCTCCAATCAGCATTTTTTTCTTAATTATATCAGCAACACAGGCTAATTGATTAGCCTATCAATAGGAGGCAGAGGGGGCAGCGACTTGTCTCGACGTGGCTTATACCCCAGCTGACGGTCAAGGTTTCTATACAGGGCTTCGGGCGACACATTAAGTGCCGCCGCGATTCGCCATATAGGATATCCTTCAAGGCTCTTGCTTTTTGCCCATTCAAGTTCGTGAAGTGTAAGCGTAGAAGTCATTGTGCCTCCTAATGTAGATGTCGTTTCATAGTACCCGCGCTTATTTCGGACACGTACTGCCCATAATGCATACCACGCGCTCTAGCTTCGATGATGATTTCCGTTATAGTCATACCAGATAACGGGTCGGATGATATTCTCTTTTTCCTACTTGGCGTGGGATTTTCCTTTTCCCTGAGTCTTTTCTCCGCCCTGCTCTCACGTATATTTGCTTTGTAGGCATCCGTCCGGCAGTCAGGGCAGTATTTGCTATAGCAGGGTTTATGGCAGATTTGACAGGTGTTCATCAAGCGCCTCCTAAAAGTCCGGCATAAAGTTCTCTATAAAAATCTCGCTCAATTTGTTTCTTCATGTCTTCAAGGTCAATTGTGATGGTCACTCCTTCCGATATCTTGATGTCACGATAATCGTGTTTCACCATTATTGGTGCCGCAATATCTGCTGAAGCTGTAGCTCCTGCCGTTGCAGCAATAGGCGGCTCTAAATATCCGAGTGCTTCCACCATTTTATCGTCGCACTCGTCTTTGCGTGGACACTCTCTGCACTTTTTTATCAATCTGGATGATCCCATTATTCAACCGCCTCAAAAGTGGATTCAAATTCTTCAGCTGTATATACTTTCAAGTCGTTAGTAGATTCCATGGTAATGCAGTAACTATCAGGGAGAAGGCGTGGCCACATTTCGGGTACCCACTCTGGCACAGGCTCACTGCCTACCCAATAGACATCTATAAGTTCAAGTTCTTTCCGCTTATATCTTGTAGGCAACAATTTGATTTCAGCGGCGTTGTCTAGCATACCGACGAGACCTTCTTCATGGTTGGCATTTACGAATTCACCACAGCTTTTAATCTTTCGACTATTTCCCTTGATTACATACACTCTACCCTCAAACTCAAACGGCTTACCCTCCGGCACACCTAATGCGTCTGATAATCTACTCATTTATCAATTTTCCTTTCAATATTACGCAGTCGTGCGAGAATATTGCTAATCCCCGACATGATTATAAAGCAGTATGCGGCATCAGAATTTCTCGCATTTATCGTAAGGATGGCTAGTATGAGACAGAGAATGGTTATAATATAATTACTCATCCTCACACCTCCGGCGGTTCTGGCAGTGGCATCCAGTGGGTGACAATCATGCCAAAATAATTTTTAACATCAAGGTCAAAACGCATCCACTCTTTTCTTGGCCCTGAGTATCCTAAGTATCCCTCTCCCACAAATTTGTGGGTCGCTATTAAAACGCGCTCACCCGGTACTGGCAACCTATCCTGTACGCTAATCCATTCACTCATTTAGTGTCCTCTCTTTCTGGTTTGTGGCGGTAGCACTTTAACCCCCATAAGGCAACGTCTAGTTCGTAGTAAGCTACGCCGAACGTTTCTTTACTTCGTGCCCCTCTTACATAGACCGGGCTTGCCCGAGGCTCATTTTTATCCGTCGTTACAATTGCATAGGATTCTTCTCCAGAAACCCACACCGGCTCACCATCCATCTCCCTCAACTCATCCAGTGTAAGAGGTGGGTTTGTGGATGGCGTATATTGTTTTTCTATTTCCGTTATCAGTAAATAGATTAGCTCCGATGCTTGATGATAGGCTTGATCGCCTTTCCATTCGTCAACTGCTTTTTTAGCTATCTGAATCAATATGTCATTCATCATTTACCCCCTGTCCCTGCGGCTTCTCGCAGCGTTCAAATTCGTACACCAAGACAAACGGGTTACTATCCCAAGCAAATCCGCGTTTGGCGTTCAGGCTGTCCCACAGAGTTTCAAAAGCTTCAACACTAAAATCATAGATCGGAAGAGCACACGTCTGAACTCCAG